ATCAATTACTACGTGATAATTGAGCCTTCCATCGACGTAAAATTTTTGGAAAATATCATACGCAGAGTTTGAAAAATCAAGAAGTTTAAGAATACTTTCAAATTCATCTACCATGCGCTCTTTTACTTTATCTGGCAACTCAGTATCATCTAGAACTATTTCTACGACTTTTTCGTGAGAATCAACGCTAATAGCTTCATTGACAATTTCATCAACGGCTTGAGCAACTTCAGGTTGCATCAGCATTCCTCGATATTTACTTACCAATTCAGACTCTGTTTTCGCAGCGCCTTCCATATCAAGCATCATGCCGTAGGAACCGCCTAAAGCAGTTCCTACAGTCAAAGCTCCGTCATCATTTTGAGGTTCTACAAACGAAAACGGTTGGTTTTCTTGTTTGTCTTCTTCGCGCTTTATCTCAAAACCAAATAGTTTCATTTCAAATCATCCTTAAATTAAGTTGTAGAAATACCGGTGGTTCCCTCAACTCTCCATAGATCATATTGGAATGTAACACCAAATTCTTCTATTTGGTCGGTTGATTCCCACCCAAGAGGTATAGAATCAATAGTAACAGGATATATTCCTTCGAACACATAAGTTCTCAAAATTCTACCGTCTTTACTGTATTGGTTAACTATGCCATTTGATTTATACTGCTGAGGAAGAGCTCTTGTATTACTATCATGCGAGTTGATAGCGTTTGACCAAGATTCCAAAGCGTTTCTAATTGCGAAGTCTTCATCGTTGATTACAGTCACAGGCCATTCTTCAAAAGTTCTATCTCCAGCATACTTAACCTGTCTTCCAAAATAAGGAACTGTGTATGATCCAACAGTGGATCCTGGAAGAGCAGCAGTCTTTATCATGAAAGGAACTTTAAAGTCTGCTATAGGAAGAATTGGGTTAGTGATTTGCACTTGGAAGAGGGTGGGGCGTGCGCCGCCACCCACTAGTTGTGATTTGAATTCGTTGATATTGAATGCCATTTATTTACTCCTTTTCGGTTCTATTTATCAGAGTGGCTGCCCAACGATTTCATCGAATTCTACACCAGTTCTTGTAGCAACGAATGTAAGTTCGATGAAGTTAATGCTACGTGCTGGCTTTATAAAGATGTTTCCCCTGAAGATGTTTCTGTCAATCACATCAGGTGTGTTAACAGTTGCATCCGAAACAACTCTAAAATCAATAATACCGCGTTTACCTTGAATATCTCTGAGGAAAGGCTCAACCAAGTTTTTGAACTGTGTTTGAGTAAATTCATCGTTAAAGTCAAAGAGGAATGACGCAGAAACGGTTGCGATAGCCTTTTCAACTGTAATGAAAAGTCTTCTTACGTTGATACGATCGAAGGCGCTAGGACGGCCAAGACCAGTTTTGTCACCGAATAGAAGAACACCTTGGCCAACCTGTGAAATAACAGGATTGATATCTCTTCCGTAAAGCAAATCTCTCTGCTCTTTGTTTGGATTAAAGGCGAGCTTTACAACGTTTTTAATGATACCACGCTTATAACCAGCTGGAGATTCCCATGGATCTACACGAGATGCTAAACCTGCAATGTCACCGTTCAGCGGTACCCAGCGATATACATCGTTATACTTATCGTAGCGATACTTGTAACCAGAGTCGAGGAACCAGTATGAGGAAGATTGAATTAGGTTGCGATACTCAATTACGTTGTTCATTTTTGTGGTAGGATTTACAGGATCTACCACAGCAGATTTTGTTGGAGAAATATAAGCTACACAGTCTTTTCTTCTTTCAGCAATATTTGCTACAATGTAGTTTGCGATATTTGCATTTACTGCTTTACCTTGAAGTACAAAAGCTATATCGACTTCATTTGCGTCTCTATAAAGATCGTATCCCTGAGCGACTGCTCCAAAAAGCTGCGGGTCAGCTTCTCCTCTACCATCTTCGCCATATTGCATTTGAACATAAGCAGACTGGTTTGCGTTGAAATTTAATGCCGGAAAGTCAGTTCCATCTGTCTTTTTAGTTGTAATCCAAGCAGATCTGTTTTCGATTACATCTCTATAATAATTTGTAGATCCGTCATCAAGTTTAGCAGCGGAATTACCAGAAACGTTTTGATAAATTTCCAAGATATTGTTTTCAGTTCCAGTAATTTCCCCGGTTTTATCTCTTACGACGAGGTGCATCGAACCACTAGATGGAGCTGTTGACACGAGTGGTGCAAATCCCCAGAGTTTGGTGAAAGAAAGTTCATTAAGGTTCAATGTGGATAGCGTATATCTGTTCTTGAACACAAAATCGTAATTGTATTCTTCAAGTCCAGTATTTGCGTTAATTCCAGTTGTTTTTGTGAAAGAAGCAACTATTAGATCCTGGTATCCTATAGAAACGTTTCCGATTCTGACAATATCATTTTCAATAATTGAAGCCGATATGTTTAGTTCAGTTCCTTGAATTGTAATGATGGTAGAATTAAAATCTACCTGACCAGAAACTTCTTGCTCAGCGATCAATTCTTGTTCAAAAGAATTACCGGTGACATAGCTAATTTCTAACGCGTTTCCAAGAGCACCCGGGTATTTTGCTGCAAAATAAGTGCCTGGATCATCGACAGTGCCGATCGCTGCAGTATTTGCATTAGAAGTAACACGAGTTACGTAAAGCGCATTAGCATACGAAAGATAATCCGCAGCTGTAAAGAAAGTTTCAAAATTCTGCCAAGAAGTATTGGCAAATGGCTTTCCAAAACGCTGTACAAGTTCTTGTTCTGAAGTAATGAAAGTGCGCTCATTTGTTGGGCCCCAACGGAAAACACCTGCTATCGCTGCTGGTGGAGTTGCGATTGCTGGTATTACTGTTGTTGCGTCCACTTCGCGAACTATAACGGATGGACTTACAGAAAAAACCATATTTTTTCTCCTTTATGTAAGATTTTTGAAGAGTTCAATTCTATTTTTCTTGATTTATTTATAAAATGATGGACTTTACATCCAAGATCTTACGGGTTGGAATCCGGGTCTTTGTTCTTCAATTTCATTACCAGTATCAATAAATCCAAATGGAAGAAGATCTTCTTCTATTTGCTCTTCAGTTTTTTCTCTTAGTCTTGATAGCGTGTTTATGTCAGTTATATCTTTAAAATATGTTTGATCCGTTAGCCAAGCAAAAATTACTAAATTCATAACCATGTCATCATGTGCGCCAGATTCAGCTTCGTATGAATTACCTTTACGAGAAAATCTTTTTATTTCACTTATTGTGTTCACATCCAAAATAAGAAGCTGATTTTGTTCTACTAGAAGTTTTAGCATTGAGCACCCAACTGCTTTTACAGTCTTAGTAGTTCTAATACCTGGATCATTACTTTTTCCTCCAAACCCTGCTGATATTCTTTTACCGCTTCTTCCAGCGTTTTCAGTGAAAAGAATATTTTCATATCCATAATCCAATAGTAGAGTATCAGAAACTTGACCGCCTATGTCATTAATTTCCACTAAAACGCTAGCTTCGTTATAAAATTTGCCCATTCTAAAAATAATGGCAGCAAAGTCTACAGGACCTATCATGTTATCTCTAAAAGTACAAACTTGTTTATATGGCATTTTTATGCAGTCAAATATTGTAAACGTGGAATAATCTAAACCCTTACCTCTCGAAACATCAACCGTCATAACGTAAACGTGTCCAGGTATCGGTCTTTCATATTGCCGTATACCATCGGATTCATATATGGGTCTGGTATCGTCCAATTCTTTAAGTTTATTTCCAGAAATAAGAGTTCCTGAGCTACCTAAAAATTGGCAACAATATTCCTGGTTAAATTTTTCATCGTCAAAGTCAAGAGCTTCTAATGTTTCTTGTTTCCACTTTTCACCGCGGCCTGGAACGTCGTGCCACATAACCTTTACAAACTCGTAACCGTTTTTTCCTTCTTCTGCGCCTTTACAGGTTTTCCAAAAATGGTTTAAACCATTTGGAGTAGAAGTCATTAAAAGCTTTGTTTCTTCGCCTGATGAGATAGTAGGATAAACTGATGCGAAAAAGTCGTCGTATCCTTCAATAAAAGCGACCTCGTCCAGATATAGGAAGGAGATGGATTTACCTCTAATTGCTGAAGAGGAAGTCGTTCCTGCGTAGATTTTACATCCGTTTTCAAGTGTGATGTTCCCTTTGTTCCATTCTTCAACTCCCTGCTGAAGCCATTTTGGAAGAGCTTCATACGCTAATTGAACTCTACCCAAAACTTCTCTAGCGGAGTCACCTTTGTTTGCTAGAATTGCTACTGTTTTGTACTCATTAAAAAGAATGTAGTGAAGTATAACTGCAACTGCTGTAGTTGTTTTACCGGACTGTCTTGCAGTAAGAACAGCAACTCTTCTGTTTTTAGTGATTTTTTCTACAATCTCGGCTTGGTAATCATACATATCAAAAGGAATAAGACCTCTATCAACGTGCACAATTTTGATGTATTTTTTTGCAAAGTATACAGGATCGGCTGCACACTTAGCGTATTCTTTAATTAGATCTGGCGTCCATTCAATTGGAGTGCTTGATTTTTTTAAGTGAGAATTTCCAAGATAGCCTTCAGACATCACGCAACCTCAAATCCATAATACTTAAGAGTTGCACCAGTATGTGTCGATGAAAGAGAAAATATTTTAGAGTAAGGAATAGTTGCCATGCATGGATATAAAGAAGTCATGACTTCATCAAGTTTATCAAACCATTCTGATTCATCTATGTAAATATTGGAAACTGCACGACCTCTTCCATAATCGGTATTAGCGCCAGCACTAATAATGGAACACGAATTTTCAAATACAATTTTTGATTTATTGCGCGTAGTCAGCGATGACATTTGCATGAATTCTGGCAAGTTATCATACATATTTGTTATTATTTCGATTATAGCATTACTCATAACTTTTGTTCTTGCAAACACAAGACTTACTCTATATTGGTGAAATAACGCTTGATGTAACAAAATTATTGCTGCAATAGTCGTCTTTCCTTTTTGGCGCGGACCTGGCGTAAAAAAGATTTTTTTAGAGGTAAAATCGCGAATTACTTGCTTTTGAAAATCATTTAGCCTAATTGAAGTAAGTCCGTGTACTGGATGATTTATGCTAACAAAATTTTCTGCAAAGTATTCGATATCATCCATTGCCTTAGATATTTGACGTATTTGTTCATTTGTGTATTTCATGTTTCACCCTTTATCATTTTAAGCAGGTCAGCTGTAGAAACTATCAGATTGTTATTTGTGACGTTAGTCTGTGCTGCTTCTTTTGGTTTTGTTATTTCTTCTTTTGCGTACTTCTTTTTCATTGACATGTCAACAAAATCACGGTTGGCGTCAAGAAGTGTCTTCATCAAATTTGACGCAACTTCAAATGCTCGTGCAGATTCTGATTGCTTTGCGATTGCAATCATTTCTTTAAGAGAGTCATCACCCTGCTTTATGATATTTTCAATATTTTTTCGCGCCAATTCTATGTCTTTAATCGTATCATCATTTTCAATTTCTTCTTGAGATATTTCTGGTAACTGAATATCTTCATGGTCAATTACATCAGGTAGTTGTTCTTTTTTTGCTTCTTCAAGCGGGCGCAGACCGAGTACATCTGCTATTTTATCATCAGTCATCTTCAATATCCGTAATTATGAGTTTTATTACACCCCAATCATCATCAAATTCAATTTCTGTATATGGAATTGTTTCATTGATGTCTGTCGTAGGTTCTCCATTTGCAGTTAATCCCGGTAAAACATTTACTTTTTCTTGAACAACAGCATCTGTTTTAGTATCAGTGAACATATGTGCGTCGACAAATTTGATAATGCGTCTTTTTCTTTCAGGGCCAAAATACCAGCACTTCATTGTAAAGTTGAGTGTCCAAAGAACAGATCTTCTTTCTTCGTAGTTTCCTTCATAAAGTTCTTCATTTGTAATCCCGTTTAAAATAAGCGGCACATCAAATGGTTCAAGATCTTCAATCAAATTCACAGTTGTTGTCCATTCTGGCTTAAAGAATGGCAGTATTTGTTCTATAATTTTAGTCGCATCTTCAGAATATTTTGTCATAATGTAAAGAGAAAAATCAATGTTATATGGTGTAGCAGACCAAGAAAAACTGCGGGCACGATCGCTTTCTGGTTTGAGCGCCTTTCTTAAACGCTGAACCGAAGCAATTTTTCTGCTTCCATCATATGTCATGTTTGTGATTTCAAATGATATACGAGGAAGTGATATAGCAGTTTTACGATCTAAGTTTGGGTCTTGAGTTATGCGAGATAGAAATTTTTGCCAAGGACCATAAGCAATAGGCACAGTCATAAACTGCGCTCTATTACCATCTGAGTCGTCTCTTGATATTGAAATTTTGTTAAAAAGAGTACCGAAAAGAGCTATATACTTTCTAGTAGTAGCATTATAGAAGTGATTTACAAACGCCATCGTGTTTCCTTACCAAGTATCATTACTCCAACTAATTCGCTTCCAAATATCGCCAATTCCATCTGTATAATTTTCTACGCAAAAATAGAAATAATTTGTGTCATAGGCAATTGAAGTCGAAGAATTTCCAATTTGACCTTTACTGGATAATGGAACGCTTACAATTCCAGATATAGGCTTGTTAAAAAGGCGATTATAGTCTCTATCAGGAATTCTTTCATTAACGTCGGTTAATTGAGAAACATCAGTTGGAACGCTGTTTGCTACCGATGTTATACTAGCAGCCAAATCACCGTCTTTATTATAAAGTTCTGCAAAATTCTCGTTTGTTTTTGTAAACGCAAATCTAAGAGCATCGCCAGTACCATCGTTTGCAATTGCTCCTATATTGATAATCTGTCTTGCCATGTTTTCCTCTTATACAATATCGGCAGTAATGCTTATGCTATCAGACGTCGTTTCATCTGAATCTGTAGTGATTACGTAATTTGTTGGGCGCGAAATTACTTCACTGAACGGATCAATTTCACTAAAGTCGATTATGTCTTCACCTTCTTGCTCAAAGAATATATTCTTTGCGATAGGATCTTGCTGTAAAAGCTTTTCAAGTGATGAAACAGTTTCGTTTTCTGTCGTGATGGAATCAAAGTATGTATCAATTTCTTCACGATTAGTTGCAAATCGCTCGTTAGAATACTCAAGAAGTTCGCATTTTATATCAAAAACTTGAAGGGCCCCGCTCTGATAGAATACAGACTCATGTTCAACATGCATAATCTTAAAGAACTTTTTATTGAGCGGTAGATATATAAGATCGCCTTCATTTGGTCTTATTTTAGTAGTGTCAATTCTTGTGACGTAGCGTTCAAATGTTCTCATAGCCACAGTAAAGGTCGCTTGGTCGCGAATTTGTAAACCAAACTTGGATAGAAAGTCGCCTTCCCCTTGGAAACCATCTACAGACTTGACATACATTTCTAAATCATACGCCGCGTTAAAAATTGAAAGATCGTCTTCGTTCAAAATTTGGTCAACTGCTTGTAATGAGCGAGTCAGATATACCATATCAAGTCCAAAAATTTGAATGGACTCAATTACGAGATCATCGATGAGTTGCTGCTCATTAAAGTAGTTGTAGTTTTGGAAAAATACGTTAGTCGCCATTTTATCCCACGAAGTTATAAACAAGTGGTTGCAGTTTAGTAATGATTTCTTCTTCTAGCTCTTTCTTTTCTGCCCGAGCGTCATTAAGTATTTGTTCACCATTAAATTGCACGCCGCCTACTAATTGCATATTGGTAAACTTCGTAATATTATAGCCCCATTGCTCACGAATAAGAACTGCAGCATAGTTTTGAAGCCAACGATCTTTCCAGACATCAGAATATTCTTGCTCATCAATAATGTCATAAGCCTCTATGATAATAAACATTCCAGGCTGTAGTATTTTACTACTAATATCAATGTAAAGCTTATTTACATGGCGATTATAGCGTATCAAAGGACGACCTACAAGAATTTCTTGTAAGAACTGCAAGTGTTGCATAGTCATGTAATAATTTTGGATATTGTAACCAGTAAGATCTGTAAGATTGTTTAAAACAAATTGGTATTGTACGTTAAAGAAACCAGAACCAGTCATAATAGATGAACTGATGTCAAAGATACGCACGACTCCGAGAAGTCTTTCCGGAACTTGTACGTATCCCTGATCAATTTCTTCTTGAGTCAACGAGTGTTTTAAATATACAAGTTCACTACCATCATAATGATAGTCGCGCCAAAAACTTATAGCCTCATCTATACGATCATCGATTTGCTCATCTGCAACGTTTATCTGAATTACTGGCGCACCAATTTTTCGCATAACATAATCTTTAAACTGAGCTTTTGTTGTCGGTTGAGCCATGCGTTAAATCCTTTTTGATCTATTTATAAAATAACAAACAAAGTAGTTGACAAACATCTTTCGGTATGTTATAATTGGATTATCATCCATAAAATAAAAGGATCTCTTAAATCCTTTCAATATCTTCTTCTATACAGTTTACACCATATTGAATCTCAACGATACGTAGTTCTTCAGTAGAATTGTTTATAAGCTGATGCCACATAGTAACTGGAATATTGATTTCATCATGTTCTTGAAGAATAGATGTTGTAAGTCTGCTTTTATCGCGCCCATGATTTATAGTCGCTGTGCCTTTTGATACAATCCAATACTCACTTCTCATAGTGTGTCTTTGAAGACTAAGTGATTTACCAGGATCAACCACGAGTTCTTTGACTTTCATCGGCGGCCNATCTGAATGAAGAACTCTATAATATCCCCATTTTCTTAAAGTTTTTGGATTTTTCCACTCGGTCAGTATTTTGCTGCTCGAGTTCATTTTGTGTTCTCCGCCTACACCAAATACAAAATGAATACGTTTTGACTCAGCTGGAGTACATGGAATTTCCATCTCAGGAATGTTAGTTTTTGTCCTGTCACCGCCGTTTGCAAAAATTATTTCAGACTCAGAATAAGTATCTAAGCAATAACGAATAGCAGCCTTTGCAGATCCATCGCTGTCATCAAACACAATTACTGCATCAACCACAGCCAAAGCCTTTACGATAGAAATTCTCTCATTGACGTTCATGAATGGTTGACCTTTTTTTCTAGTAAGCCATTCATCACTATTTACACCAACTACAAGAATATCGCCAAGTTTTTTAGCTTGTTCAAAGTATGCGATATGACCACTGTGAAGAGGATCGAAATCCTCCGGTAACAAGAACTATTTTCATGCTACCACCTCCTTTTCTTTTTTGATTGCTCTACCTTTAATGTATTCTTCAGGTTTATAATCTCGGATCGAAACCGCCAGTTACGAGTACAACTTTATTCAAAGTCTTTCTCCCTCTGCATCAAAGAAGA